TATACCGTAACTGAGACGGCGTTATCTGACCAGTAAGTCTGAAGCTTCTTAACAAGGTCAAGCTGCTGAACAGCTGTCATTGATTTAGCCACAACGCACTCATTACCAGCCGAACAAGGAAATGAAACAACTACTGTTGAGTGATCGTCCTTACCATCAAAGCCTCGAACAAATTCAACATGATACCCGAGTTCTCGACAGATATTAACAAGCTTATCCTCTGATCCCATTCTTACTCTACGGATATAAAAAGATGAATAAGCAGGATGCACCCCTGGTGTTGAACCTGCTAAAAGTGACAATGTTCCAGAAGGCTTAACCGTAGTTAGCTTAATTGATTCTGAATAGCCTTTTTGTTTTGACCACTCTTTATCGAATTTACGAAGTGCTTCATAGGCTTTATCAAGCCATTGAATCTTTTCATCTGAACATTGACAGATACCTGTAACCCCTAGGCCTAAACGCATGTTCTTATGAACAATCTTATTAGTTTCGTCATGAATAAAGGGCATAGCTGCTGTCGCTTTTTGAGTCTTATAGAGCAGGGTGGCACAATCTATTAACTCTTCAACAGAAGTAATGTTATTGAGATAGAGCTCAGACAAGTTACAACATTCATATGAGGTCAAAGAAATTTCAGCACACGGGTTAGTACCCAGAACGTTATCCTCATCTGTAGGGTACAGCTTTGACTTTTTCATAGGGCCGTCTTTAAGACGACCAAACTTTTGTGATAAGGGAAGATTAAAGAAGCCATAAGGCTCTCCTTTAGCAAACCCTGTCTCTTTATCAGTTACATAACCGTTCGTCCAGATCTCGTTTGAAATATGAGAAAAGTCGTCAGCGTAGATTGTATTATTAGACATTGCTCTCCAGTTAGGAATATTACCCAACGACCAGTTCTTAGCCCGGAGGTAGAGATAATCGTCCGGGTCACCAAGAGCAATTTGTGCCGAACGACGCACGTTACCTGCTACAACAATAGAACCAATAATATTACATATATCAAGTACGTCAGTTGAGCGAAGCTTTTTACCTTCTCTTGATTGAAAGATTTTAGAAATTTTTTCAATACCTTCGATGAGAATACCAGGACCAGAAGCCGTACCACCAAAGCCATGAATACGTTCTCCGGCACCTCTTACTAGGATTGTAGAATAGGAGAACGATTTACCATTTACATAATAAGCCTCTAAGGTCTTGCGAAGTAGTTCAACCCAACCTTGACGAGAGTCTGGAACAATAAAATCAGCGTCTTTTGTGTTTAAGTGAGTAACACTAACACCCTTTTTAATTTTAGGAAGTTCGTGAATATCTTCTCTACGAATAGAGAACCCAACACCACCCCCAAGCATTAAATTTTCAAAAATAAACAAGAAAGCTTTCGGGTCGTTAATAGAAGCATACCAGCAGTTAAGCAAAGAATTAGCACCAAACTTCTTAACTGTCTCGGTACCAAGCTGCCAGAGCATACGACCTGCAAAGTTACACTTAAGATTATAAACAAGATCGTAAAGTCTTTGTGCTTCAGCTGGAGTGTAATCAGCACCAATTTCTTGAGCACCATTGATACAGCGTGCTACCGTCTGCCACCACTCTTCTGTTTGATCAGTATTGTCTATTTTCCGGGCATATGTTCTTTTATAAACAATGTACCCAAGGCCGTTAAACCCCCAAGGAACTTCTTTATTTACATATTGTTGCAGGAATGATTCTGGTAACAGATCAGAGGAATAATTAGTGATACTCATAAAAATTTTAGATACAAAAGCGTTCGATTTAATTTAATCGATTCTACGCTCAAATACTAGCAAATCTACTTAGTATTTTTTCTTTGGCGAATTACCTGCACCGGGTTTAGAATCATCCCAGTTATTACCGCTTGGCAACTTAACATTTTTATTTTGCAGGTTAATATCAAAATCAGCTGATGAATCAGCTTTTTGTTCTTCAGGTTTAATCTGAATTTTTGATTTACGTTTTACAGAATCTGGTACCGGGCCTGTGTTGATGCCATCATCTTGAAGTTCAAGCACTTCAATAGGAACAGTCATCGGGGTACGATAAAGGCCAGGAGCATACTCAACAATAACATCAGCATAGATTGCATCTGGGGACTCAATACCACCACGATAATTTTGAGTTGTTGTAGGATAAATTGACTTGATGGCTGAGATTCTCAAATTGAGATCAAAGTTAGGGTCCATACATGATTTAACGATATCGAGAAAATTTTGACCTTTGTTTTTAAAAAATTCATGTTTTAAAACATCTTTCTTGAAACGAACGCGGTCTCCAATGATAAAGCCACCTTGTTGATAGCGCTCTAACAAATTTTCATAAAGTACGTTAAATTTAGTTTCCATAGTAATTGTGATATTATTTATGCATTCAAGCACTAAATAATAGTGTAAATGGCCATAAAGATCAAGAATCTAGAAAAGATAGCAAGTACCTATACAGAACAAGGGTATGTGTATAAAGATCTCTCACTTGATATAGCACAGACAAAAATTCAAGCTCCTGGTTATGGAATACCTGTTCCGGGAGCAGACATTAGAGCTTCCTTTGATATTGCTGCCGTTACTAACTCTTTACAAAACCTCTTTGGAACTTCTCCTGGTCAGAGATTTTTATTTCCTGAATATGGTCTCGATCTTAGACCATTTTTATTTTCCCCTATAAACGAAGCTAACGGCAACGTACTTGGTAATAAAATATTCGCAACAATCAATACCTGGGAACAGAGAGTAACCGTGCAAAGTGTGCAGGTAAATATAGACCCGGACAACAATCAGTACATTATAAATATTATATTAGAAATACCTTCTCTTAATCTTGTAACTACTATTAACACGTTACTCGACATCAAGAAACAAACCTTCCAAGTACTTCCTACCTCAAGAGTCTAAACCATGGCCACAAACACCACAGAACAATTCACACTTAAAAAAGACAGTTATGTAGCTTTTGACGCACTTTCATTGCGCCAATTAATTATAAACCGTCTTAATGAGCAAAAAGTTTTTACCGATCAAAACTTTCTAGGATCAAACCTGGCCTCAGTTATAGATATTATTGCATATTCTTATAATACCTTAATATATTACCTCAACAAGACTTCTACAGAGTCTATGTTTTCAGAGGCACAGCTTTATGAAAACATTAATAGGATTGTTAAGCTTATTGACTACTCACCTATAGGCTTTCAAACCTCCACTCTTTCTTTTAACTGTTCAGCTACAAATCTCAATCAAGGACTATACACTATACCAAGATATTCGTATACTTTGGTAAATAATATACCGTTTACCTTTAACGAGGATATAACCTTTATTAAAACTACAAACACTACTGAAAGTCTTAACGAAATTGCTCAACAGAGACTTCTTTATCAAGGCTTTTATCAAGAGTATCCTCTCTATACGGCTGCAGGGGAAGATAACGAAGTAGTTATACTCAACCCCGGAACTGATTTAGTCGATCATTTCAATATTGATGTTTTTGTTAAACCTAAGCTAACCGGCAAATGGGAACTTTATACTAAAACCCCTAATCTATTTTTAGAGGGTGGTTCTGAGAAAAAATATGAAATTCGTCTTAACCCCAACAAACGGTATGAAATAAGATTCGGTAACGATATTAACGGCGCTAAACTTCAAACGGGTGATCAGGTAGCCCTTTACTACCTCGTATCTCAGGGGCAAGACGGTGAGATCGGGCCTAGCGCCTTTACCCCTCAAACTAAACTGATAAGGTACAGCACTATACAATTCAATCAAATAGTAGCAGATATTTTTGAAACGCAATTTCGTTATCTAACCCCTGAAGAAATAAGTAGTTTAGTTTTTGAAAATACAGTAAATTCAACACCAGTAAAGCAGGCAGAAACAGCGGATGATATTCGACAGACAGCCCCAGCTAATTACCGCTCTCAATACCGTCTGGTAACTACTCGAGATTATGAAGTTTTTGTTAAAACTAACTTTACTAACCTTTTAGCAGATGTTAAGTGCGTAAACAACTGGGATTATGTTTCTGGTTATTTAAAATATTTTTATGACATCGGTTTAACCGATCCTTCAAAAACAGAAAGAGCACTTTTTAACCAAGTGCAGTATGCTGATTCTTGTAACTTTAACAATATCTACCTTTTGGTAGTTCCTCGCTCAGGATCTCAGAACCTTGATTATCTTGTACCAGCTCAAAAAGAACTTATTAATTCTTCTGTTTTAGCGAGTAAAATGGCTACCACTGAGACCGTGTTTATTGACCCTGTCTACAAAGCTATAAGTCTAGGTATCTCTTCCTCCCTTCTCACCATTGACCCAGTGACTGATGAAGACATCTGTCAGCTAGAAATTATAAAAAGAACTTCTTCAAGAAGAGACAATCAGTCAATAGTTAATGACGTTGTAAACATCTTTACTGAGTACTTTAGTAGAGACAATATTAAGCTCGGGCAGACCGTAGACGTAAGATCCCTCACCCAGCAAATACTCGGAGTAGAGGGTGTTGAAACGTTTTTTACGGTTAGAGCGGATGATCCTGCATCAAGGATAGAGGGCTTATCCTTGTTTGTCTGGAACCCTATTTATCCAGATAACGATAAAACTGTTACGACAAATAATATATCTTTAAAATACTTTGAATATCCGTTCTTCAACAACTTAAATCTTCTTTCACAGAAAATAAAAGTAACTGCTGTATCTACAGTATTTGAAACCATTGAGTACTAAATATGTTTCAAGCCAACTTTATCGTTACACCTTTAACCGGAATAGTTTTAGCAACAGAATTCACTGTTACTAATTTAACTACTGGGGGTAGTGTAGAAAAATATGTCTGGGACTTCGGAACTGGGGAGCTTGTCTACGATTCCTCTAACCCTACATATATATACAACTACCCCGGGATGTTTAATATCACGCTAACAGCCGTAAATTTTGACGGAACCGTTAGCACATATTCTCAGCAGGTTACAACCGATATTGCTTATAGAGATTATATAAAATTTACACAAATACCTGAACGCTTTCCAGACCCAGGTAAATTAACAGACACCACTTTTAAATTTGACGTTATCAGCTCTAATCCAAATAGACCTCTTGTTATAGATTTATTTGCTTCTAATTCTAAATCTATACCGTTTCAATTCGCTTCAGAGAGGTGGTCTTTCTTAACACCGACTTGGAAATTTCTTGATAAAAATCAAAATTTTATTACAGCTTTATCTGTAGATCCAGTTCCTGTATACGTTGACGGAAAAGTTGTAGCTGTTTCAGGCTCTTCAGAGTTTTACTATGTTGACTCTTCTAGCAACGGGATACCAACTGAAGAGTGCCCTATACTCATAACAGCCACACTTCAGACCTCCGGCTTCAGCACACCACTCGATTCAAGAGTATATGAGTATAACTCTTATGCTAATAACTTAACGGTTCGAGCAGGAGTAGTGTGGCAAGTAAATGATCTTTCCCCGACCCTACTAAAAGTAACTGGTAATTATGTTGACGATATTTACCCTGAGCAATGGGCGGAAATAAAGATTCCAGCACTCATTACAGCCCACTCTAACAGATCTGAAATACTACCAGGTAGTGAGAACTCAATTAGTGAAGTTATTTTTTCATACCCTCCTTCAAACGATATCGGTCGGCGAGCGCCCATATCCCTTACCTTTTCCAATTTAAGCGCTAATGAAGATACTGTTGACGAGCAACCCCTATATTTTCAAACCACTGACGTAAACGGCTTTGAAACAGGTGGTTATGTTTTTACCACTCTTACAAGTCAATCTGCCATTTCCAGCACCACTATAACAGCTCAAA